TCTTCATCTATGTACATGACGTGCGTATGTATCATGCTGGGATTCTCTCTGTCAATCCCTCTGTCTATCTCTGTGTGTCCTCTGTCCTCTCTGTGTCTGTGTGTGTTGACTGTGTGTTGATTCTGTGTGTGTGCCTGTAGACAGATCAAGCCTGCCCGGACCTCAAGCCTATTAAATGGTTGGTAGTCTATAGGTGCCCAATTGATTTGAGCCAATGAATGCAGGGAAACAAGACAGATAGAGCCCGCCTTTGCCTGCCCATATTCTGCTCCTGCCACGTTCTCCTGCCGTCCATACCAACGCTAGGCCCTGCCGTTGTCGCGTCTCCTGTGCCCTCTCAGGCCCCTTCTCGTCGATTCTCCATATGGCATCTGTCTTGCATGGGAATTGCCCGGCATACCGCTCGTCGATACCCCTTGACAGCCTCGTCGATACCGTGAGACACTGTGCACCTCGTTGGGAAACGACGGATTGGCCCGAGGTGCTGCCCTGATGGATGGCACCGGGGGGTAGTCGCTCAGTATGAGTCGGAGGGGGCCTAGCGCGTAAGGATATTATTTTTGGGTCCAACTCTAGTAAGCCCTCTGATAGCAGAGGACTTAGTACAGTAGGCTTAAACGAACTCTTCCCACTCCAGAGAGTACATCCCGGAGGTAGTCCCGGTAGGAGTGATGGTGAAGTAGTAAGTACCAGCAGGTAATGCGCGTCTGCCGGACAGTTCAGTACCGTTACCCGCACCGCCACCGGTAGTTCCAGAGTCAGCACGCAGTACTTCACGTTCGTTAACGATGGTCACGGTGCCGCCAGTAGTCACGAGAGTGTTGCCAGCGATAGCGCCATCCAGTAACCACTTGCAGAACTTAGTAGGCATAGTGACGAACGTCCCGCCTTCCACACCACCTGTACTTACAACGAGGCGAGCAGCACCTTGACCGGTCCAGAGACTCTGTGCAGTCAGGTAGAAGGGCTTAGCGAAGACCATCTTGATGACGGTAAGCGCAGTGAACTCTTTGTACGCACGAAACTGACGTTTCTCTACGAAGCCGCGAGTCTGGTCAGTAGTCATCAGAGCGCCGCCGAGAGAGTAAATACGCTCGGGTTGGTTGGTACGACCGTTGTATCCGTTCATTGTGTTACCTCTTGCCCATTCAGGGCGTTGCATGTGTCGATCTCCTGCTCATAGGCAAGGAGGGCTCTGTAAACGCCGTGGTCCGTCGAGGGATCAATCAGCGGGTGTTGGCATGGAGTCCAGCTTGGCGCACTTGGCACGACGGCACAGCTCGTCATAGACAGGACGAGGAGTCCCACGATCAGGAGTCGTAGCAAGAGCAGCCCGAAGACGTAGCTCAGATGTGGCATAATCGGATCTCACGGCACGAAGGTTGGATTGGATCTTGCGTGTGCGCTCCTCTGCGGCCTGTGTCAGCTTGATCTGGTCTTGGAGAAGGCCACGAGCAAGGCTGGCCTCGCTGAGCCCGTACACAGCGGCACAGGTGGCGAGGATCAGGGCGAGAATCACGGCGATACGGGAAGCAAGCATTGGCGAACCTCTGCCGCCCGACGGTTGACGAGGCCCTTGGAAACGACCTTGCGCCCGTTGACGGTCACTTTGTTGAAGAGAGCCATCGCCTGACAGCCCGCACGGTAGTCACCGGCGTTGAGCTTGCGGAAGGCGGTGGAATCCATGCAGGCGGCGATGCCCACGTTGTAGCAGAAGAAGGTCAGGGCGGTCTGCTGGTTCACGTTCAGGGGCACGCTGATGCCTCTCAGGACTGCGCGCTCATGAAGTTGATAGTCACGTACCGTCATGTCCCAGCACTGCTGTGGAGTGGCCCTGTCGCCCATCCTGACGCCGCTGGTGGTCCCCGCACAGATGGTGGGGACTCCTGCGATGTCTCGGTAAGCGGACAGTTCCAGCCCCTCTAGCTGGTAAAGGCCAGCGATGGCAGCCGCTAGAGCTGCACCGCCGATGGCCTTGTTACGCATTAGGAAGCAGACAGCACGCCGCCAGTGCAAACACCAGCAACCACGGTTGGGGTGAAGAAGGTGCCGGTGCCAGTGACGGTCCAGCCCGATTGCTTGACGCCCTGCACGACAGTACCAACGGTAGCTGCGAGATCGACGCGAGTCACCAAGCCAGCAGCTACGCGAGCGGTGTGAGTGCCGGGAATGGCCACTGCTGCGGAGTTGGTGACAGCGATGCCGCCCTGTGCGTTGGAGACGATTGCCTCAGTAGCAGCGAGGCCCACGCCAGTCAGCACGCCAGCGGCTACGGTTGCAGTGCCGGTGACGGTCTTGCTACCGGCGCTGTTCTTGACAGGCACCGAGCCTGCGTTGGATACGACTACCTGAGTAGCTGGCAGTACAGGACCGGCGTAGCCCGGAGTCTTGGATGCAGCATCCGCGAGGAAGGCTGCGAACAGCGCCTCAGGAGTACCCAGAACGTCGGCACCCTCCAGTTGGGAGATAATACGCGCCACTTCGCGGCGGATGGTTTGTGCCAAAGGGTTCTGGCCCGGATTCAACAGAGTAGTAACTTGCATGATGTATCTCCTATTAGCGTCTGCGGATTACAGACTGACGGTTTTTAGAGGAAGCAGGTCGGTCATACCGACGCTTGTTGAAAGGGTCCAGCATCTTCTGTGCCAGTACAGCAGCGCGGGCCTCGGCCTCACGGGTAGAGCTGTCTTGGTTAAGCTGCTTGATCCAGAAGCCGACAGAGCCAGCCAGTGCATCGAGTCTGTCATCATGGATCAGGCACTTTGGATCACGAGTGATCTTAGCAATCTGCTGCATGAGGCAGTACGTTTGTCGCTTGTCCATCGGGTGACGCTGAGTGGACTCCCAGTCAGCAAGGATGAACGCTTCGTCAAAGACGAGAGAGCCTCGGCCCATGATAGGCTCAAGGATGTCGATGATTCGCTGTTCCTTGTTAGTGGATTCGAACGTCTCGTTGATGCCACCAGTCCAGCCGACAGCGGTGAGATACGGCATGAACACCTTAGTGAAGGCGCCGAAGCCGAAGTTCTTCTCGATGTCGATGATCTGTGGGTTCCAGCGCTTGACGATCTGTGCCAGTTCCTTGAGGTCTTTGTCCTCGAAGCCACCGGGCACACCACCAACAGTCCGAGCGAACACGGTGCCGTTGAGCATTTCAGTCACAGCGTAGCCAGTCTCATCCCCGTTCTTACCGCCGCCTGCCGGGTCAATTCGCATGTGCCTGATGGTCGGCTCTGCCACGTCTTGGGATACGTACTGCGGAGTCGTCATCTGGAACTTGAGAGAGCCAGCGGTGTAGTCACGAACGTGATCGTGCGACATGCCACGGACGACGTTCAGCGGGAGCTTGTCGCCCAGTCGCATCACGACGATGTTGACGGGCTTGAGCGGGTAGCGCAGGGCGTCAGAGAGCTTCGTCGACAGCATGTGCTGCAACTGGAAGAACGCCGGGCCTTGCTTCATTTCCTTGGACTGCAACGACTCCTCGTGCATGAGCTGAGGGTCGGTAGGCTGGCCCTGAGAGCCGTCGAGGCCACCGCCAGTCTGGAGGTCAGGGTCAAGCTCAAGAGCGCCACGGATGTACGGGGCGAGCGCTGAGCCGTAGTTCTCCATCTGGTCAGCAGTCGGATAGCGACCGGGCCAGACACGAACTGCGAAGCCCATCTGCGGGAGCTGGTTGTAGATCGAGCTGTCCGTCTGCGGGGTGCCGAGGTAGATGATGCGGCCAGCGGCGTCTTGCACAATGGATGCAAAGTCGCGGCAGTTCTGCATCAGTTGCTCACGCATCGTTGCGGTACGAGCCAGCTTGTAGGACTCCACGTCATCCGCGATAAGCAGGGTTGCACGCTTACCTTGCAAGTTACCGGTGATACCGGTACACGCAACGGACGGCGACTTCTGTACACCACGGAGGTCGAAGTTGATGTCGAACGCCTCGACCGATTGACGGTCGTTCTTGTTGGCGTTAGGCTTCATGCACGACAGGATGTCAGTGTTCATGATGAGCTTGACGATGAGCGTAGAGATCTCATTCGCCTGCTTGCCACCGGCAGACACCACAAGCACGGAGCCCTTAGGGTGGTGGATCAAGTACCAGATAGCGAACAGCGCGGTGATCGTGGTCTTTGCCTGACCCCGCTGCGCCTGTACCATCAAGTCCTTCGGGCCGAACTCAAGGAACTGCCCGATGTCGAGTTGCAGACCGGTGGTCTGGAAGCCCAGCACCTTCATCATGACGATGAGGAACCGGGAGAAAGTTGGGAAGGTGCGCTGCAAGAGAAGCAGTTGCTTCTCCTCAGCGTTGAGTACCCTCATTGCATACGCATCGGTGAGGTTTCGAAGTCATCAAAGATGGCCTGCATTTCCTCAGCTGATACGGTGCCCGCAGTGGCCGCAGCGAGTCCAGCGCTAAGCGCCTTCACGTCCTTGGAGCCATCGGGGTCAGCCTGAATGTTATTGTCCTTGAGGAACGCCCGCAGCACCGCAGCTTCCGCCGCAGTCATTGGGATGTCGTACTCCTCTCCATGTTCGTCCTTACCCTTGCGAGTCATGCAGTCCATGAGGTACTGCGCAAACATCGCATGAAGGTTGCCCATCAAGCCTTCTGTAGCTGCCATTGAATTAATCCTTCTTGTTGATGAACTTGTCACGTACAAAGACGTAGAGCTGTAGCCCAGTCAGCACCGCAGACATCAGCAAGATGGCTACGGGCAGAACGTCGATCAGGCCGTTGTACAAACCAACTGCCGCGCCTTGAGCGGAAGCGAAGATGGTCATGGCGCGGGAGTTGGAGTCCATTGTGGTCCTTCCTTAAAGGTTATTCCAGATAGTCGAGTACGACGAACGTACCGTTGATTTGCGATGCAGCGACCACAGTACCGTTCACAGCACCGCCAGCGCCGAAGGCACCAACAGTGACGTAGCTATTGGCAACACCGGTGAGGGAGTAGGCAGTAGGGTACGGAGTGTAGCGACCGGAGACAACCGGCTGGAAGCGGGACGGTACGGCAGCAACCGGCACTGAGCCTACTGGCGCAATGTTGGTGCCCGTAGTGTCAGCAGCAACAGAGAGGCTGTACATGTACCCATTAGGGATACGCGAGATCGAGGAGATCTGGCCACCAATGTTCTTGAGCGTGCCCTGCAAGCGCAGAGCGAAAGGCATATCCTGCAACAGCGCAGCACGGCGAGACGTGATGTCCAGTCCGAGAGCAAGGGCGATGTGGTGGAAGATCCACTCATTGCCTTTGTAGTTCGGGTGAGCATTGTCTGCGAACAGGCGCAGCACGGATACCAGCTCACTCGCCGTTGGGAACGGATCAGTCGGTATGGCGCCGTTAGGCTTGAGCTTGTCCGGGAAGCCGATGTAGATACCATTGGTTTCCACGGCGATGCGCTTGAGCTGAGTGCGGACCCGAGAAGTCGGGGCGCTGTACCAGCAGAAGTCCGGCACTACCACGAGGCACTGCGTCTGATTGGCGTACTGGATGATCCAGTTCACACGAGTCAGCAGGTTGGTGTAGTAGATGTCGTTCGTCTCTGCGGCGAGGTCGTTGTAGCCAAGAGGCACGACCAAGCAGGCACAGCTTGCAGCAGCAGCGATCCCTGCCTCAGTCAACGACACCATCTGACGACCACTCACCGAGAAGTTGCACACGTTGGCGAGCTGGAAGTGCTCGGCTGCCGGAGTGTTGGCCTTCTGGTAGCGGACCACCGACTGCACCTCGGTTGGGAGGTTGTCGATCTTGGTCAGGCGAATGGTGCTGATGCCTTGGCCGTTGTCGGCGCAGTTGATCGGGTACGTCTTGTTGTAGGTCAGTGTCGCAGATGCAGTGTCCAGCACCACAGGGGCGCCGCCATTGACAGTCACGTTGAACTGACCGCCGCCCGGTCGGCCGACATAATAGATGAAGGCCAGAGTGTTCATAGACGGCACTTCGATTTCGAAGTACGCACCGGAAGTGCTGGACTGGAAGGTCTTGCCATTGATGGCATCGCCAGCAGCCGAGCCCTGTAGGCCAACCGGGAAGTCGAACGGCGATACACCGGCAGCACGAGTGCCCCAGTTGCCGCTGTACGTTACGGTGTGGAGTTGCAGAGTCTTGTAGGCCGGGTCAGCATTGTCCATCGGGTCCATTGGAATGGCACCGAGGTTGCGTGCACCGAACGCGCCGTTGACAGCCTTGGCGAGCAGGGAGACGTAGCCGTTGGAGTAGGCATTGCCGGAGTACGCTACTGCGGAGATCGAGTCACCTAGCACGTTCATGAGGTGTTGCGATGTGATGACCATGTGCGAACGGGACATCAGCGGCGATGCGCGGTTGGTCACGTTGGCAGCATTCACGGCCTGTAGGGCAGCGATTGCAGCTTCGATCCCAGTGACATCACCCTCAGTGGCAGCGATGCGCGCCTCGACGGCACGGATGCCTTCTTGCACGGTGGATACCACAGCAGAGCTGTCGGTGTACCCAACTGTGCCGGAGCCGCCCGGCCCTGCCAATGCGAGAGCATCCACGTTGCTCGGTTCCCACACACCAGCACGGCGGTTGTAGACGATGCCGGTGATCCGGTCCATCCACTGATCGCCAGTTTCCAGCGGCTCACCGTTGTCGCGGACTGTAGGCTGCGGGCCATCGGTAGGCTCAAGGAAGCGCCAGTTCAACTCGAAAGTCGTGCGCCATGCTTGGACCTGACCAAGATTGACTGCATCCTTGTCGTCCACGCCGTCAGCCACATTGATAATGCGGTGATCCTTGGCGTCGAAGTTGCCCAACGCGTCCAGACCGAAGTTATCGGCGGACACGTCCAGCGTTTCCTGTGCGATGAAGATGGCTTGGCGGTTGGCCAAGTCCAGATCCAGCTCACTGACGCTCTGCCGGTCACGATAGTTGACCAGTGGGAAGCGAATCTCGGTCTGTCGGTAGATCTTTACCGTGTGGCCCGCCGCAATTGGCAGACCGACGATCTTGGCCTTGTTCGGGCCAGTCAGTTCGACGGTACGTGGTACGGTTACTACCGCGCCATCCACATCGAAGTAGACTTCGGCGGCTTTAACGTCCTCGGGGTACAGATACGGGACGATACCCTCCAGTGCGGAGGCATCATCGACACCGGCGAAGGAGAAATCCCACTCCGTCTTGATGCCATCTGCTGCGAAGATGTTGGTTGCGTAGTAGGTTGTCGGCATGCGTAAAAATCCTATAGGGGCCCGGAGGCCCCATTAATGGTTCGTAGTCTATAGGTGCCCAATTGATTGGTCACTCGGTCAGGGAGTTAACCACAGGAGTCAGGAACGGCAGGTTGCCGCCCGGAAGCATGCGGATAGCCTCTCGGGCATCGCGTTGTGTCAGTACCTTGGCGCCAGATTCAATATACCCAAGGGAAGGGATATTGCCAAGCACAGAGCCGCTGTTGCCACGTACACCAGAAGCTTCAAGGCCAGTGAGGCTAGCCCCAGCATCGAGCACATCGCCAGCAAGGCCACTGATAGACGTGTAGTTGAGGACAGCTCGCGCCAGCATAGCCGGGTGAAGCTGCTTCTCAAGGTACTCATTGCTGTCTTCCCTCCCAGTAGCATTGATCGCAACCCGACTTAGGTGGATTGGCAGCGCGAACGCCATCTGCCCCATCAGCAGGCCGAAAGCTTTTGCTGTACCAACGTCGGAGCGCTGTCGTGTCCACTGTTTCTCCATAGAAGTCAAGGTGAATGAGCGGAACTGAACCAGCATCCGCATCAGATCGTTGTGTGCCCATTTGCCAGTCTCTCCAATGTAGGTGCCCTGAATGATCTGCTTCCCGCCCCGGTGTACCGCCTGCACGAATTCGGCAGCAGCGGCATGATCGGTGGCCTTAGTCAGGTTCAGGGTTGCAAGATTGCCAGCCTCATCGAAGGTGGCGATGTTAGGCAGGTCCGCTTTGATGCGGGCAGCCAGTTCTGCACTCATACCCATAGAGGTCAGCGCAGCATTCTCTTCGCCGGTGTTGATGAAGCGGAACGCCTTGTGCACTATCTGTTCACTAATGCCGCGCACCTGAGCAGCATGCACCATGTGCCAGCCCGAGAGCCACGGCAATGCGTTGCTGCCTGCCCGGACCATGCGGTCGAAGGCGTTCAGGCTGTCGCGGCCATAGATCTTCACGTCATTGGGCTCCTGATACGGGAACACTACGCGATGATCCTGACCCAGCGGCCCACCGATCTGCTCGATGGACTTGAGCAGCTCGCTCGGTCGGCCCTTGGCCACATCGGCAATGAGGCCGGGCACCATACCAACCTGCTTGATGGCACCGGTGACGCCAAGCAGAGCAATGCTGTTGGCCATTTCGGCGAACTGAGTGAAGGCCATGCCGCCGAGACGGCTAGAGGCAGTGAGCATACGCAAATTACCGAGGTGCTTGTTGCCTGTGCCATCCATTGGGCGACCGAAGAACTCGGCTGCTACCTGATCGAACGCCTCCATTTCGGAAGCAGTGGCACGCTTGCCGTTAGGACCGAACTCCATTGCCTTGCGCAGCACCTTCATGCCCTGATCTCCATGTACGCCGTACTGCGTCAGGGCCAGATCGCCGCTGACACGTCGTGCATACTGGAGGTACAGGCCAGCTTGGTCAGTCTCGAAGGCATTCATCAGCGGAAAGCTGCTGCCGTCCGGCATGTCGATGTGCTCGCTCAGGTCTAAGTCCAATCGTTTCTTAGTATGGCTAGCGCCACCCCGACTGAATCGGCCCATTGCTCTCTCGATGTCCGCGTCTCCCACAGATAACGAGCGCAGCACGTCCCGTAGCACGCCAGCAGCTTCTGGGCTCGCCAAGTTAGCTGGGACTGCTGTGCCTCCGTAGGCGGAAGTTCGCGCTCGTTCCACATAACGAGTAGCGATCTGGCGAGCAAATTGAACATCGTCCCAGCCAACTTGGAGTTGTTCCGCGAGTTTGTTGCTGAGTGCTTTGATCTCTTCATTGGTGGCCTTCATTACCCAGCGAGAGCTAAGAGCACGGTGAGCATAGCCAATAGACGAATCTCCGAGGCGTGACGCACCAATCGTACCAACGGTTTGTTGGTCCCGGCGCATACGATCATACCCTGCATCCAGATGATCCCCAGCAGTGCGAACATTCGCATCGGAATCGGTTCTGGTGCCGAGGCGTCGATTCTCGCGATCATTGGCAACGAGACGATCAAAGTTAGAGCGATGGTCACTGCCAAGCACATCACGGTAAGCGCTACCGCCGTTCGCCTTCCGCCATTGACGGTAAGATTCTTCGTAGCCAACAAGGTCTTCAAGGTATACACGCTCCCGCATGGTTTTGGTGATGGCCGCAGTCCGTCGACGGCCAGTGGTGCCCGAGGTAGACTCAAGCAGTACGCCTGCGATCATCCGGGCTACCGGGTTCTCGCTACGTGCCAGTTGCAAACCGCTCGATGCCAGCCAAGGTACACGGGCAAGGATAGAATCCGCCCGCTCTGCCTGCAATGGGTTAGCTGCGTTCCAGCCTTCCGCCCGTGCGGCCAGTTCGCCAAGCATCTTGCGCTCAGTGCCGTCCTCTACGGTGTTCATGTTGATGCCCCAGCGCTCCGACACAGCAATACGCTCAGCCGGTGGGCGCATTACTTCGTCCAGCATAGGCACTGTTCCGTCTTCCCGCACCTCCAGATCGAAGGTTGGGAACATACGGTCCTGTTCCGGTACTTCCGAGAACGCGATACGGTTGATCTGGTCAGCCTGCTCACGCATGATGTTGTCTGCCTCTACGCGGATCTCCTCCGGCGTAGCGTCCTCAGACAGACGGCCCTGTGCCTGAGCATACAGGTCCATGTTCTGCTCAGCGGCACGGGCTTGCAGGTCGCCAGCGGCTTCCTGTGGAGTCCGCGGACCCATGAACTCGGGCGCCATATGGTCCCCGGTAGGCAGCTTCTCAGTTACCGGACGGCCACCAACCAGAGCTAGCTGGCCGAACACTGCACCGAACGCTGCGGAGGACACATAGTCACTAAAGGTCACATGACCGCCAGCGGCATCGAGTGCAGCGTCTGTCAGGACGTTACCGACTGCACCCTCTGCTGCGCCAGATAGGATTGCCTGCCCAACCTTGCCTTCTGCCAGCGCCACACGGGCACCGATACCGGCCAGTTGAGCCACCTTGCCCACACCCAGACCTGCAACGATGCCGACTGGATCAACGAGGCCGCCAGTAAGGGATGCTGCGGTAGCGATGAACTGGCCGTGTGCGCCAATGGTGGCAAGTCGCTCGTCCTTGGCCTTCAACTCGGTCAGGCGTTGCGTCATATCCGCTTCCGACTCCGATTCACGTAACCATTGACGGTCCTCCTCAGCACGTCCGAACTCCACCTTGTCCCGCTGAGCCATGTAGTCGAAGCTCGGGTCAGCAGTGGTGCTTGGGCGGTCGATCATGCGCAGCAGTGCAGGAAGTGCGGTCATTTCACTGAACGCGGCACCGATCTGCTCGCCGAAACCGGTGGTGCGGTCCTTGATCTCTTTCAGCTCTTGGCCTGCTTGCGCCTTGGCCATGCCTGCTGCAACATCCACGATCTCGCCATTACCGGGCAAGGTGGATACGAGCATGTTGACTGCCTCATCCTGTGCGCTGCCCAGCGCTGCGGAACGTACTGCTGTGGCCTGTGCCAGAGCCTGCTTCTCATCGACACCGGCAACGGCTGCGGAGAGAAACGTTGCAGTCTGTGCACTGTCTACTGCTGCCTTCTCCAGAGGAGTTGGCTTGCTTGCTACGTCTGTGGCCTTGGCCACTTGACGATCTGTCTTACGCTGCTCGATGTCTGCCTTGATGTCGGCAGGCTTGGTGTTCATTAAATCCATGTTGCTCTCCTGCTGAGTAAGTTTGGCACTACACACCCGCAGATGTGTAGTACCCAAGTTACTTGAAGTCTTTCGACTTCTCATAATAGGCCCGGACCTCTTTAGAGGTTACGGGGAAGTTGGTCATCTTGCCGTCTGGGGTAGTGATAGTCACCCCGAACATGCCAACACCGTTCTGGTCAGGCAGTCGCATAACCATTACGTTAGGCTCAGCCCCGAAGTTGCGATCAGCCCAGCGGCCAATCGCCGGTACTGCACCCATCGTGATGAGATCCACAGAACCTTGGAACGCATTGCCTTGCGGCTTGCTCCCCGGCAGCTCAGTGGTTACGCCGTTCTCTCGTGCTCGTGTAGCGATGAACTCGCTGAACACAGAGCCGGCAACCTTCTCGTCAGCGCCAATCAACTGATAGACTGGCTTGCGATCACCGCCCTTCGGAATGACATACGGCCCAACAACGTCCAGTTCCTTCTCGGCTACGCTAAGCGCAACCTTCATGGCCGCATCGTCGTCCATGCCCATGTTGCTTGCCAGCTTGTCGTAGTTCGCGGCCACCATAGTGGTCAGCACACGCTGCGACTGAGCTGTTAGTGGGATGGAACCACCGAACGCCTTGCTGAACATACCCGGCTCATTGCTGGTTACTGTCTTCTGAATCTGCTTCATGATGTCCTTGTCGGCAGACTTGCGGCTGGTGTCGATTGGAGTGCCGAACGCCAGTTGATAGGCCACCTCAGGAGTCAGCTTGCTCTGTACGAACTGGTCGTACTTCATCATGCGGATACCGTCGTCGCCAAGATAGGCAACTGCCGCAGCCTTGCCGCCCGGCTCTTGGCTGATTTGCTTGAACATACCGTAAGACGTTTCGAATGCCTTGCCGCTGTGCCCTTCCATTGTTGCGGCCTTGACGCCAGCCTGCAACTGGTTCTTGTAGATCGCATTGACGTGCCCATCACCGTCGTTGTACTGCCTTACGAGGAAGGCCCCGACGTTGCCACCTGCCTGAGCAACAACCTGCGCACCTTTGTATACGCCCATGTTGATCTCATCCGACGTGTACCCTGCCATACCGGCCATGTTGCCCGCGCCAGCCATGATTAGGTCAGTAAGCTGTGCCGACTTACGCAGCTCGGTGTTGGCCTTGGCCTGTTCCTTGGCAGCCTCGCGCTGATCTGCTCGCCCCTCTCTGGCCATGTCGCGTTTGTCCTGCTCCTCTCGGTTGTACAGCGCACTGATGTTGCCAGAGTACAGGCTCTCAAGCTCCTTACGCTTGAACAGTGGCCGGTCGATGCCGTACTTGAGGCGGTACTCAGTGTTGATGCTGTCGATCTCGGAGCCGATCTGTGCATTGGTCAACTGGCCCGCAGCAGCCAAGCCCTTGAGCTGGCCGATACGTGGGCCGAACTCAGCGAAGCCCGCAGTTTCCTGCGTCCGGGCCTCGTAGGTGAACCGGGCATCCAGCATCTTCTTGCGTGTCTCTGCCGGTGCGCTGTTGAACAGGCCGGAGTCGAACACCGCATTGGCTGCGTGATGGTTGCCGGTGGCCAGAGCGTCGATGGTAGCAGCTTCGATGCCGCCCCAGTACGACTCGCCCGATTGGCCCTCGATAGGCATCAGGTTGGCCACATAGTCCGCCTTGGCCTCATCCAGATCCTTCTGGTTCATGGTGCCGTTGAGCAACTGGCCAGACAGCGCCTTGAGCTTAGCGCCACCGGACTGCATGTAACTGACGACGTTACCCTGCATCGTGTCCTGAGTGTATTTGTAGTTCGCCTTCGTATGCGCCTTGAACAGGGAGCCGGTGGACTCAACCATCTTAAGCTGGATCGCGGCGTCTGCTACGCTGTCGCCAGTCAGGAAGTCGCCCATCTTGTCAGTGATCTTCTGTCCGAACTCTTGGCTGCTGAGCTTCTGTAGGCTCGGCATGTCGTTGGCTACGGAAGTGATGTAGTCATCCACGCCGCGCATCTGTGCCACGGCCCGTGCGCCCTGTACCGAGCTGGATGGGCCGAAGATCTGTGTAAACGCTGGCTGCTCGCTCACGATGTCCTTGAGTGCTTCCCCTTGGGCAACCCGCTGTGCGCCCTTTAGGAACTGCTCAGTTTGCAGCTTCTTGATCTGCGGCTCAAGGATCTTGTTCCCGAGCTGCATGAGCAGGTCACTGGTGCCTGTGTCAATCTCTACCCGGCGCTGTGCTGGTGCGGAGAAGACTTGTCCACCAGCGATACCCGTCTGACCGAGTTGCCGGCTGACGTTCTTCTGTGAGACAAGTCCACCGGCCTCCAGTGCATAGGAGCCCGGCCCCGGCAAGTTGGTCTGTGCCATATGTACCTCTATTTGAGTTGAGTGGAAACGAGTTGACCGGCCTGCGCGCCGAAGGTAGAGGCATCACCGCCACCCTTCCACGCATTGCTCAGCTTCTCAAACCCGCCTACGCTGTTGAACGTAGTGGCGAACTGCATGCCTGCCTGAGCGCCGATGGCTGCCCAGCTTGGCTCCTTGATGTACGGTGCCTGCTCTTTCATGTAGTTGATAGAGTCGTTGAACTGGATGTCATCCAGCCCCAGCACCGTAGACTCTACGGTCTGATCGATCGACCGCTGTGCGTCGTAGAGCTGGTTGTCTACTTGCCGGTCTTGCAGCTCCTGTGCCCGCTGTTGGCGGATACGGTTGCTTGCGTCGATCATGTCCAATGAGCTGCCACCGATGCCCGCACCACCTGCGGAAGCAGCCAGTGCTCCGGCCACCTCGCTAGCGGCAATGCGGGCATCGAAGCTGCCACGAACAGCCTCGTCACTGAGGCGCAGCATGTTGGTCCGTTGGGACTCCACATTCTCCGCCCCGGCGATCAGCTTGTGTTTGTTGCTGTTGGCCTGCTGATAGCGGTTCAAGTCACCCTTGGCCTTGGCCAGAATGTTGCTCGATGCCGTCAGCATGTTGTTGACCTTGGTGGCGGACTTGGTTGTTACCTTGTCCACCTTGGCCTGTGCCTTTACCTCCTTGCCCTTTTCCAGTGCTTGTGCGGCCATAACCGCTACCATCCACCACATACCTATCTCCTGCTTGTGAACGCTTGGCCTGCCCATTCAACTACAGAGATAGTCAACGGGAGCCAGCTACGTGAACTGATCTTGGCCCGGTAGGCAATGTTCTCCTTCATGACTGGCGCAGTGATAACTGCGTCCTCTGCTGTCTCCTGAGTGTTAAGCACCCACAGCCCTACTGGTCGGTAGATCCAAGACTTGGATGTCTTCCATGTCACACCGCGATTCCCGCTAACGGATACGATTGCCGCCGCTGCGTTGGACAGCGATACCGTCAGCTTCGACACTGTGAGTCGGGCATCCAGAATGATCTTGTCGTCTCGGTCCCGGATATACGGCGACGTGAGGGTGACATACGAATCATAGAGTGTGCCTGCTCGCAGTGCGTCCAGCTCAGTAGGGAACTGCGTCTCGATGTCTGCACGCAATGCCAATGAAGTCCCGAGTAGGTGACGTTCAGAGGTATTGTCGAATGCGACACAGGCGTTCGCCCCGATGTGCTTGGTGGTAGCTGCTGGCTCTTGGCTGTCCAGATACGGGTAGTCGCTCGGCCCTGTCTCACGCACGAAGCGGTCAAGTATAAGCTCAGTACCCGCAGAGGTTGTCCGTGCGGTAATGGCCAGTAGGCCGCTGTCGTCCTGAGTGATGCCCATCAGCGTACCGAGGGACTCATCAAACACCCAACGGGACCAACTGTCGAACCGTCTCTCAGCCTGATCGCTTGAGTCGAGGTAGCTGTAGACATAGAAGCCGTTCAGCAGATCCTTCGTCCGCACATAGACCACTCCCGGCGCCGTCATAGCAACGATCTGCTTTGGATCACCGGTGAGATAGCCGTCTAGCTGGCTTGAGATATCGAACGCATCCAGTCTGTCAGCTACGCTACCCGGCGACATCTGCTGTAGAGTCAGTCGGCCCTCGCGCCGTTGGCAGAAGAACAGAAGTGACCCGGCCACAGATGGCGTAGTGAGGTTGGCGTCTTCGTAGGTGGCCTGTACGCCGACATACGGGTTGTTGGGCGTCATGTTCTCGCGGCCCGGTACGATGTACTGATACCGCTGCCCGAACAGGATCACGTTGCGGTCATGCTGCACACCGGCTGTGATGATGTCGTCCTCGGTCCCTTGAGCGAACACCTCGATTGGATCGTCGTTCGACACGGCCAGAGAGGACTTGCGGAAGAAGTTGAAGTAGTCCCCGGACTTGCTGAGGAACACCGTCGATCCTGCCACAATCATAAGGCGGTCTTGGAACATCCGCATGTAGGTGATGATGCGCCCGAAGAACTCGGGGATAGGCGAACTGTCCAGATCCCCGGAGCTGGTAGGCTCGATGATCGGCACCGGCTGCCCGATGAGGGTAGACAGGTCGGTCGGGTTCTGCGCAATGTAGAACGTGCCGCTGATGAACACACCGATTGCGAACAGCCATGTCAGCTCGATGTCAATGCCGCTAACTTCGCGCCACACCACCTCACCGAACTCGCCAGCCACACCGCTCGTTGCTTCCGCCTTGAGGTAGAAGGCTAGGGCGTTGGCCTGCTTGGGCACGACCTTAATGATCTTGCCATCGTAGTGCCGTGGAGTTACCAGCTCTGCGGCTGTGATTTCCTGCGACACCGCACGCATGAAGTCGCCGTTACCGCCGTCATCCACAGTGATAACCGCACCGATAATACCGATACGGATATACGGGCCATCAGCCACAACGTCGGTGTAGCCCGCTGCGATCATCAGGTTCGCCAGCTTGAGCGCAATGTTTGCCGGAGCGATGTCCAGTGCCACTGCTGCAATGTGCTGACTGACTGCTGTGTTGTAGGCGTTTGTCCGGTCATTGACCAGCTTGCCATACAGCGGGTTGGGCGTTGCGTTGGTTGGCGGATCGAGATACGGCAGGATGTCCGAGGTATCCAGCACGCCTTGGTAGTACGCCGGGAGAGTCGTGTACGAGAACGTCTGAGTGACGCCAGCGATTGTAACGAACACCTTAAACGTCCGGCTGTTGGCACCGCCACGCACCCACACCACATGCAGCGGGGCAGACGGCAGCGTCTTGTCCGTTAGCGTGTACTGCACCGGACGGTTGACCGAGGACATGACAACGAAGCGACCGGCTGCGGTGATCGAGCTTACGCCCTCACTCAGCATGGTCACGGTGCCGCCATCCGCAGTGACGACAGGGACGAACTTCTTCGTGTCCTTGTTCACAATGACCAGCGGGTTGATCTGGCTACCGACAAAGTTGCCGGAGCGGTGATGAAACGAGTACTCGGAGCCCTCGACGAACACGGTCTGCTCTACTCGGCTGGCGGCGTCTGCGATGTCTTCGGCATTGATTGCTCGGGACAGGGCAGTACGGTCCATCAGTTGAGAGCCGTGGCGGCGAGAGAGTCCGCGGACTGGATCGGAGATCAAATTGTCTTGATCCCAGTGCTGTCCTTCAACCCGGTCGTGTGGCACCTGTTGACTAACTCCCCGGATTAGGGAAGCGTAGCTGTCACTCTTCTTCATCGTGGAGTCCTCAGACCGCGCCGCCCACCTGCCATGTTGGCCAGACGGATGTCAGCCGTACCGAAGTTGGCGCCGACGGCCCGGATGTGTTGGGCCTTGCAGAGCAGATACGCCTGCCGGTACTCTTCCTGCGCCTCGGCAATCTTGACGGTATCGCCGTCGTATGACTGCTGGAACAGGATCACTGCCGCAGCCTTGATAAGGCGCTTGGCATGGAAGGGTACGTCTTCGAAGGCGAGTAAGCGGGTGATGGCTGCGGTGTACGGTTGCGTTCCTTCCAGCCACTTGCCCTCGGCAGTGCTGTAGAGACGACCGCCGCGCTGTGTCAGCCATGCAGGATTGCTATCGATGGACAGATCGATCACGTCGGCGGGGACCAGATAGCGGCCAGCCGTGTCCGGGTACATCTTAAGGCACTCTTTGTTGAACCACCAACCAGCAGACTGCTCGTTGATCGTGGCGTTCTCAAGTGCGAACTTAGCAGAGTTGACGAATGCGTTTTCCTCTGCCAGCGAGTTGATGGGCTCCTCACCCATAGAGGCGAGGCATGCGTTAACGACAGTGAGCTGCGTTACGAGCATTGATCCTCCTTGGACCTAAAAATCCCCAGAGGCCGAAGCCCCTGAGGATGAGTGGATTAGAAGGACAGGATTGCACCTGCGTGTTCGTGACGGTCGGTGGTAGCAGCGAACGCCATGTGAGCATCAACGTACCACGACTTCGACAGCTTGTCGTAGAACACATCGGATTCCAGCGAGATAGTCTCGCCTGCCAAGATCGCCTTAGGCGAAGCCAGCAGCATCAGCAACTTGGAGAAGTCACCGGCGTAGTCACCGCCCATCAGGGTCGCAACGGAGTCAGGAGTGCTGACGGTGTTGGTGTGTGGCATGTTGTTGGTCTTGATGATCGGTACGCCCAGTGCTTTCAGGACCGGTACGCCTTGGATCTTGTTGCCTTCCGAGGTCAGGTAGTCGCCGTTGACGATCTGCTCAGCATCCATCAGAGCGTAGTAGATGCCCGGACGGACGAACAGTGCGTGACCGTCTTCCTGTGGGACAACATCCTTTTCTTCCATCAGCGCGAGCAGACGGTTGATGGCCTTGTACAGCTTGGCCGGATCGTTCTCGTCGCCAGCAGCGGCCAGAGTAACCTGAGTGCCGCCGAAGTGGCCCGGCAGTGCGCCGTACTTCGAAGTGGTGGCCATACCGGCCTTGGCCATCTGAACGAGGAACGCGGCGTCACGGAACTTGGCCATTTTCTTGCCGTGTTCGTTACCGATGGATTTGCGAGTGTCGTACTTGGTCTGGAACACGTCCAGCATCGGCAGCGCCGAGCGAGCCAAGATAACGGTCTTCACAGTTACCGAGTTGTCGGAGAACTGGTTTGCAGTGCCGTCAGGAGTGGTGCCCGGAACCAGAACTTGCAGGGTGGATTCACCGATGGCGTCCTTGGTTACGGTCGCGGTGCCCTTGATGGTCTTGATGGTCAGCCAGCCTTCGGTGACGGAACGAGTCTGCATCGACTCTTCGACGATACCGGCGAATTCTTCCAGCACCAGCTCGAATGGATCAACACCACCGAGCTTGGAGTTAGGGCGTGTTACGTTAAACGAATCGCGAGACATATGATGCTCCTAGAAGTGCGTAAAATGGTTCGTAGTCTATAGGTGCCCAATTGATTTTGGGCACCCAGTTTGCCATTACTGGCGGCGGCGGAACAGCGCGGCGGCTTGCGGGCTGTTGATGTAATCATTGCCCAGCGTGTCGCGCAGCTTGCTCATTTCAGCATTGTATTGCGCACGAGTCAGAGCGCCGCCAGCAGGGCCAGCATGCGATTTAACTTCGGCACCCACGGCCTTGGCAGCCGGTTCGATTTCCGTGTCGCCTGACTCGATGAAGGTGCCACCAATGAAGCGTGCGGCGATGTGAGCGGTTGCCGGGTCAGACAGCAGGGAGTTGATCGCGGTCTTTTCAGCAGGGGTCGCCGTCTTGCTCACATGAGCCACGGCCTGTTCCCAGTCCACGCCCATGCTCTCGGCGATGCCGGTGACGGTCTTGCCCACTTCCTCGGCCTTGGCATCGTTGGCCTTGACGTGTCGCTCATACGACTGCTCAGCCAGCCCCAGAGCCTGCTCCCAGCCTGCAATGCCCTTCTGCGCCAGCTCTGCCTTGAGCAGCGAGAAGTCGCCGTCAAACGCGGCCTCGACGGCTTGGTTGTCGGCGTTGAAGCCATTGCTCGCCAAGAACTTCATGGCGTAGGTCAGGCCGGGATCACCCTCAGCCGGGGCATAGCCCGCCTTGTCCAGAATCTCCGCATCGCCCGGCTGCTCCTTGGGCGCCGCAGCGGCCGCTGGCTCGTCGAGCTTGGTGGTAGCCTTGGCCGGGGCCGCAATGGCCTCAGCGTCGGCAGCGGCTGCCGCAGCGGCTGCTTCTGGCTCGCCCTCGGCGTAACCGCGCATTGCCATCATGCCGAACAGACCCATACCTACGATACCGAAACGCTTCATTGTGCTGCCCCTTGTGCTTGATTGACTTGTTGCTGTGCCCCGGCCTCAACACCGGCCTGCACTGCTTGTTGGTTTGCCGCAGCCTGTTCTCGCTGCTGCCGTCGTTGGTTCACAACGTCAGCGGTTGCAACGTACTTGGTGCGGTTGACGCCTCGGCCTGCTGCCATGTCCGAGATAATCGGCTCCTCGTTAATCATTTCCCGCGTCTCTTCCGGGATACCGGCCAGTGTTGCCACGTCGCCGATGAAGCCCATCAGTCGTTGCAGCTCAGCCGAACGGCTCAGTGCATCCAGACCGGTGATGATAGTAGGCTGGATCTTGGTGCCACGGATGTTGATGTTCGCAGCGCGGAGTTGCCATCTGGCGATAGGTGCCTGCATGTCGATAGCGAGTCTGGAATAGACACCGCCGAGCGACTGCTCAAGTTCCATAGCCTGAATGCGCACTTCCTCAGCGGTAGTTCGCTCGCTGTCACGGGTTACGGCGCTGTTCATCAAGAAGCCACGACCAATGCGCCGGGCATAGACCTCTTCGATCTGCATGATAGTGGCCAACTGGTTGCCCATGTTAGCGAATACCAATGACAGGTCTTTCGGGTCAGCCGGGATCACGTCGCCGTTCTTACCGTTGGTCACATCCTCCGGCTGCGTAAGCCCACCGGGGTTGCATGCCCATCGGAACTGCGACGCAAGTACCGCACCATCCGCCATCGAGTCAGACACGATGTCGTGAGTACCGAGGTCATTGCTGTAGTCCTCAGCCAAACTTACGCCGTAGTCCTGACCCAGTGGCAAGCGCCAAGTCAATGCCCGGTAAGGCATGTTCTCAGTCTTCCACTTGCCGCTATGTCGCGCAGACAGTTCAACGTCTTCGACATAGATTGTAGAACGGTACATGCCACGAGTAAACCTGACAGTCGTATAGACCGTGACCTTATCACGCGGCTTGCAGGTAGGCACCGCACGGCGGTACTCCTTCTCCGCTTCATCCTCAAGGTCTTGGACCCGAGTGATTTCGCGGAACACAAGTCGCAGGACTTGGCCCTTTCGATTACGCTCCACGGCATAATCTCGCAGGCTAATAAAGCTGATGATGTCTTTGTCACTGAGGTCCATCAGCACATCGCCGACACATACCAAAGCCGATAAGCCCTCGTACAGCGCAGGCCGGGAACCGGATTGCTCCAGTACCCGCAGTGCCTCACGCTCGCCTTCTGCCAGAACGTCTGTCAGCAGGCTGTCGTCTTTCAATTGCAGTTGCTCGATGAAGCGGGCTTTCTCGGCAGCGGCCAGTTCCAAGCGCATGAAGCTCACGCCCGGTGCGAACATAGCCAGCATCAGCTTGTTCACGATGTTGATCGCGCCTTGGGCACCCAACGATGTCGCGCCATGAGTTAGCGACTCGTTCTTCACTTGATAGTTCTTGTCCGGCAGAGTGCTCGGGATCGTTACTTCTGACAACCGTTCCTTGCGAGACATCATCGTCTCTCGGTCCATTGTCATGCTATCCCAGATGGACTTGCCGCAGACTTTATCTGCATCCATCATACACGCACACTCGCTGCTGTCTTGGTGCTAGTGCCGGAGCCACGGAACTTCTTGCGGGCAGTGGTGACTGGCTGAATGTCAGACTCCAACTGCACCGTCGGGCGCTCGGTGGATACCTTGCCAGCCTCTACCGCCTGAGCGGTTGCAACCTCGCGGTCTTGATTGAGCTGGACCTGCTGCGCTGACTGCTGTGCAACCTCGTTACTGGCTGCCAACTGTGCCGCTGCTGCCTGCTCTGCCTGTTGTGCCTGCTGCTTGGCCATGTCCAGTGCGTTCTTCTGCGCCTGCTCAGCGGGGCTCAGTGCCTTATCGCTGCCATAGAACAGATCGCCGGACGGATCGGGCAGGCCAAGCTTCTTGCCTACCTGATGCCCAAGGTCAAACTTGGCCACCACCTTGCGGATCTTTTTGCTGCTCATGTACTTCTCCCATCAGTTCGATTGTCGATACGGATAGGCCCTGACGCTGATACATCTTGGCCAGTCCGGCTATCCGCCCATTGGCGGGTGCTCGGGTGCCGACAACGAATCGCTTGAGGCCGATGGTGGCGCACACCTTTCGGCAGACCGCAACCACTGTCTCTGTGTCGATCCCTTGCCCGACGAATTCCTCAGCTAGGATTCTCTCCTTGCTGAATCCGGGGCGGACCTCGTTCAGGCACAGTACCTTATGATCCACGAAGACGAACAGGGAGCCGTGCTCGATCTCTTGGAAGTAGGTCAGAGGATCGACGCACTCCCAACCGGTGGCTTCCTCATACTTCTCCTTGAGGTGTTCCAGCTCCCCGACGATCAGAATCCGCTGCTGGTGGTCTTTCCACAGGCATGGTTCCAATTCGCCATTGATCCAGCTAACCGCCCACATAATGTTCTCCTAGTTATAGGTGCCCAATTGATTCAACCGTGCGTGAAGTCTTTCTGAATCAAGGTCAGAGAGCGCTGGATACCGAGCTTGTACCCGGTCGTGTGTGCCGTGTCGCTGGCCGAGACAACTGGAGGTTCCAATTGCTTGACCAGTCGGTTGTAAGCATTCTGACTTAGTACCTCCACCTTAACTACCTCAATCTGGGTAGTATAGATAACTTCTTTTCTTACAAAGAAGAAAGAGTATAAGAAGTAATAAATAGATTTAAACATAGTAATTATTCCTCTGTAGTCTATAGGTGCCCAATTGATTTCAGGCAAAGAAATACACCGAGTTTATCACCTCTCGGATATCCAAATCGCCGTACTCGGGAATCGGGGCTGTGATGCCGTACAGGTCGCGGAAGATGGTCAACGGGCATCCTTGCTCGTACATCGTGACGAACGTCTCCCTGATGAGCCTGTGGAGCGTCTCAGTGCCCTCTGCCGTGGTGCCGTAGTCATCATGGATGAATGCCAGATGTCCCAGCCCCGCGTCATCGGCGGCACAGATCAGGAAGTGCATGTGCGCCGCATCACACGAGTGAATGAAGTTGGGAGCGATCCCGTTCCGGTGCCGCCGCTTGCACGGCTCCTCGACCTCCATGCGGATTGTGGGCCGGATTCTCACCCCGCCCGCCAACCGCGTCTCGACCTTGATGAAGTCCAGCTTTCCGTAGCGCTGGCGCACCATGAATCCGCTTGGCGACCGCCAATTGATCTCGTCGATCCCGGCCTCGATAAGCTCGTCAGATGCGTCCTGTAGCCACTGCATGGCCTCCCTTGCCTTGACCACCACATTCCCGATTGCGTCCCACACAGGCACGCTCAGCCACCTTGCCGCCGCCCTGTACTCCGACTTGTCGAACTCCGGGGCTTTGTGCTTGGCTACATACTCGCTGTAGATGAAGTCAGAGCAACTGAACCTCGTCGATCCGTATGGCAAAGTCATAACGGATCGCTTCACGAGGTCGCGGCTCAGACTGTGTGCCTGCCATCGGCGGGCAAAAGGGGCTGTATCCACCACCGTCAACGCTGATAAAATTCTCGACGTCTCCTCGGCGACAAGACGGTAGATGTCCTGCTGCGTAAGCGAAGGCACTAAATTGGTCGCTCGTCCACCCACACTGTCCCGTAGCATGGCTGAAAAGTGCTGCAACCCGTTGCAACTCCCGTCTTGACCCAGCGCCAAGTGCGAACGAAAGCTCTCCGGCATTGCTTCCAACGATGCGAACTCGAAACACCACGCCAGAAACTGGAAGGGGTTGTCTGCTTCTGTCCACTGGCGGTTCTCCAGTGGGGCCATAGCGATATTGCAGATCAGCGCTCGGCGGTCTACTGTCCATTGGTAGCGTTCCTCAAGAGGTGCTTTATCAAAGCCGAACCTGTTAGCTCCGGCTGTGTAGAACCAGAACTTGGCGGCGGCGGTTGTGATTGGGACTCCATCAGCAGAGCGGAGCAGCGCTTTCTGGAGGTCTGAACCTTGCGGGCTAACGCCCCGTGTGTTCGCATATGCCCTACCTCGGTAGTCATACTGGTAGACGAACCAGAACGGAACGTCTCGGAACTGTCTTGCTACTCGCAGAGCCTCATAGTACCGACCCCACTGCACACCGCGCTCCTTGCTCTCGGTGTACCACTCGCGCATTTCCACCTTCCATGCCGCGAACTCGGCCAACTGCCCGCCGTGCATCTGCTCCTTCGTCAGATCCTCGGTGAGCCAGTCAGGCGCCTGCGGCTTCGGCAGCTCAGCCTGTGCCAGCACCTCGCCCACATCGAAACGTGAGCCGACTGCATCGACCGCTGCCAGCACGTCACCGTTGATGCGCCACGACCGGCTCTGTAGCACGTTCAGGGCACGCAACGGGATCGCCGGTACATCGGTCAGGTCCTCGACTCGCGGCCTGCCACGGATGCAGCAAGGGGCCACACGCCGCATAACGTCCGTATGATAGCCGCCGGTATTAGCGTCCGTCCAATCCAGCGGCGGGGCCACACACGGCAGCGACATTGGCTGAATCCCGGCCACGAATCCCTTGATCTGGTTCAGCATCCCGGCGACATCCTCGGTCAGCCGGTACTCACGCACGTCGCGCTTGCCCTCTGTGCGCCGTGAGATCTCGATCAGGCCCGCATCTTGTGCGAGGTATATCAGTATGGTGCCTACGGCCAACTTGTCCTCAGGCGTCCACACAGGCAGATCTATGCCAGCCTTCTCGGCCTGCATTTTGAACACCGTCAACCGATGGCGTTCGCTCTTTGTCATGCGCCGCTCAAAGTCCTTGACCAGCGTGAAGTATAGGGCCGGGTCCACGTTCTCGAATTTCTCAAGTAGCGCTTCCCCGTAGATCGACTGCCCGAGTAGCCGGGCTACTGCGGTCGGCGCATTGTTCTTAGCCTGTAGCGTCGTGTCCATCAGCATGCGGACAGTCAGAAAGGCCAGTACCATTGGATCATGTGGCCGCATCAGGGCCTTACTTGCAGCCCTGACGCCACGCTTCTGCTCCGCACAGTAGGCTTTAATCAAGTCCGCAAGCGGCTGAACAAACCTACGGTAGACCGCTGAGGCGTAAGGGTTGTTGTGTGCTGCACCTGCCTCCTCGTTTCGTTTGAAGGAACCGAGCACCTTGGCCCGGCCACCGTCCACCATTTGCTGCTCAAGCTCTGCTTGCGTGACCATCACTACCTCTATTTACGGAAGTCCCAAGCGTCTCGCTCGTCGTGTTCTTCATCGCACGGCTCGTCTCGCCACTGTGTCATCACTCGCCCTCTGTCTTGTCTTCCCGCAATCGAATGAAGCGAGGTTCGCGGATCATGCCATGCTGACTAACAGCCAGCCCGTGTACTTCAACGATCTTGCCGATCCACAGCCCGGCAGGTACAGCGAGACTCGGAGACAACAGCCAGCGTTGGTACTCCACCCACTGCTCCCGGCGCTCGTCATCAGTCATGCAGCCACCGCCAACGGTCAGCTCTTGCTCGCCCCACAACACGGTCAGGGAACCTACCATGCCAGCGAACTTACCGTGCCCTTCGTTGAAGCGCAGCAGCTTAACGTCGATGCTCATGTGATCCTTGATCTTTACGACCGTGCCGCACGCGCCGCTGCCAGCTTTCCAAGTACCGTTTCGATCCTTGCGCATGAATCCGTCGATGGCGAACACCGCACCAAAGCGCTTGCGAGAGTCATCCACGAGTTCCTGTCCATGCTCTGTGCAGTAGCTCGCATATGCGAGACGGACAGGGCTGCTAGACTCAGTACCACTGGGAAAGATACGGCGCTGGATAGCATGCACGATCTCGAAACAACGATCACGCCTTGTCTTGTACCGCACCGGGCAAACGCCCGCTTCGAAGTCCGCAAGCGGCACGTAGTCAAAGACGACGGCTTCCAGTAGCTCCGATCCCGCAGCCACGTATGACCGGCGGAACGTGCCATTGATGATGGAGTGATCGAGGTATTCGTGCCAAGCTTCGGCAAATAGGACGAAGTTGTCTTCGCTGATTGCTTCAAGCTCAGCGATAACGTGGTCCATAGCAGCCAGCACCGGCTCACCTTGGCGAGAGAACGCATAAGCTTTACCGTCCTTCTTCACTAGGATGCAGTGGCACCCGTCGTATTTGATTTCGAAGATGTCGTCAGCACGATCACGCAGTACGCGCTGGATCTTGGCCGAGAGCTTCCGAGGTTCGATTGCCTTGTGCACCAACGTCCGGCGTTGCGGTAACTGATACATCGTTTGGTACTCCGTTCTTTGCAATGAACCGGGCGACTTCGCCCAGTTGTGCGCTGACCATCAGGTCGCGGGTAAACAGGTCGGCTGCCTGCTCCTCGGAAACTACGTTAGCCGCCATTGCCACCGCCCGACCGCCTACATAGACAGTCGTGCGGATGGTGCGGACGTTCGCAGCGAGTTCCAGATTCACCGAAACATCCAGCAGGTTCACAGTGCGCCCACTGCTCGCTCGGTCAGTACGTGGCGAACATAATCCGTCGTGCTATCCAGAGTGCCCAGTGCGGCAATCGCTGTCTCGCAGTCCAGAGTCAGCTCGCCTGCTTGCGGCAAGTTGATGCGGCCATCAGCCAGACACTCGGCAATC